TTTCCGAATTCAAAAAAATGGAAAGATGCAACAATAGATAATAACGCATCAAAGCTTTTCAATAAAAGTGAGATTATGACTAGGTACAAAGAATTGATGCAAAAATTGGAAGATGAAGCCATTATGACAGCTCAAGAGAGAAGGAAATGGTTAACAGAAGTAGTTAAAGGTATTCAAATGGAAAAACAAGTAATCTTTACAGACGGAGATGTAATAGTTAAAGATGTGGAAGCTAATTTGAGTACTAAAATCAAGGCTTTAGATACACTTAATAAAATGGATGGTCAGTATATTACCAATCATAAGATAAGTGGTGACTCAAAAAATCCAATCAGTATTATTGATTTATCTCATTTATCAACTGAAGAAATAAGAGAGTTGTTAAAAAATGAAGATAAGAAATGAACTAAGAAAAGAATTAGCTCGTAGGAGTTATTCTGATTATGTAGAGTATGTTCACGAAGGTCGATGGATAAAAGGCAAAGCAGTCTCTTATATTTGTGATGTGGTACAGAAATTTATTGAAACAGACACAGGACATGCATTTGATATATTAACATTGTCCATTCCACCACAACATGGTAAATCTATGACGATAACAGAGACTCTTCCTAGTTGGTACTTAGGAAAATATCCTACTAAAAGAATAATTGAAGCATCATATAGTGAAGATTTTGCCCAATTATTTGGAAGAAGAAATCGCAGAAAGATAAATCAATTTGGAGAATCTATTTTTGGAATTAAAATGGGTTTCATTGAAACAAATACAGAATTTGAATTAGACAATGGGATTGGCGGAATGATTTCACGTGGTATTCTTTCGGGCGTTACAGGACGTCCAGCTGATTTGATGATAATTGATGACCCTGTCAAAAATAGACAAGAGGCTGATAGTAAAACATATCGTGATAGAGTATGGGCAGAATGGAATGATTCGTTTAAGTCTCGTTTAGCCTATGGCGCTAAAGTGATCATCATCCAAACTAGATGGCATGAGGATGATTTCGCAGGAAGAATAATAAAAAACGAAAAACACGTAACTGTAATTAATCTTAAATGTGAGGCTGATGAAAATGACGTTCTTGGGAGAAAACCAGGTGATGCCCTTTGCCCAGAAATAGGAAAAGGTAACAAATGGTTGCAAGATTTTAAATCATCATTCACAACCAAAGAAGGTAGCAGAACTTGGAATGCGTTATATCAAGGAGAACCAACTCCGGACGAAGGTAATATTTTTAAGAGAAAATGGTTTAAATATTACAAAGAATTAACAAATATGCCGTATATTTTGCTAAGTGTTGATGCCACGTTCAAAGATAAAGAAGATAATGACTTTGTGTCTATTCAAGTGTGGGGCAAAAAGAATGCTGATTATTACCTGATGGAAAGAGTTAAGGACCATATGGATTTTCCTACAACATTATCTTGTATAAGACAATTAAAAAATAAATATGCAAGTGCAAGTGCAATTTTGATAGAAGATAAAGCAAATGGTAGTGCTATTATTCAGACTTTGCAAAAAGAATTTTCGGGAGTAATTCCAATAAACCCAGAAGGCGGAAAAATTGCTAGAGCAAATGCAGTATCACCTTCTATTGAAAGTGGTAATGTATATCTTCCAGAAAAAGCAGAATGGTTACATGATTATATAACTGAAATGATTTCTTTCCCTAATGGTGAACACGACGATGATGTAGATTGTACTACACAAGCATTAAACAGATTAAGAATTATTACAGCCCAAGAAATGACAGAAGAGCAAAAAGAACTTTATGAGTTCAATCAAAAGAAATATAGAGAAGGTATAAGAACGATTGCAGGTAATAATGCAACACGTTCTTTTATTAATTTTGGAGGTTAAAATGGAAAGTATAGTGCAATTAGTAAGTAATATTTTCTTTTTTTGCTTAGGTTACATTATAAAGAAAAAGACATTACCTAAAAAAATAGAACAAGAAGAAGATAAAATACAAAAAGAAAAACAAGAACGTATCCAAAAAGCATTCAACGAATTGATGGAATATGATTATTCAAAGGCGTTAGGAAGTGGTCATAAGGAATAATACAGAAGTAACTAAAGATTGGGAGTTGTATGAAGCTGGAATAAAATATAATAACCAAATGTATGGCTCTGAAAAAAACTATTATGATGTAATTGATACAAATATCGCTTTTGCCAATGGTGATCAATGGAGAAATGTAACAGGTGAAGGATTACCGAAGCCGGTTTTTAACATTATAAAACGTATTAAGCAGTTTAAAATTGCATCTTTGAAATCCAATAATATTACAATAAATATCCAGCCAATGGAATACAGAGAAGTAACCCAAGACGAAATAATGTTAAATAATATTCATATTTCTGATTTAGCAAATGCTGAAATTAAGAATGTATTAGAAAAAATTAATTTTGATGGTAAAAGTAGGGATTTGTTATCAGATGCTTATGATACTGGAGATATGTGTCTGCATTTCTACTTTGATATGAAAAAGAAACCATATAAACAAAAATATCCGCAAATTGCAGGAGAAATAGATGCAGAAATTATAGACGGAACAAATGTTATGTTTGGTAATGCCAATTGCAGATATGTAGAGAAACAGCCATACATCATTATCGTTGGGCGTGATTTTGTAAGAAATTTACAAGAAGAATATAAAGAAAACAACAAATCTAAAAGTCTAGAAAATGAAATCATTTCAGACAATGATACAAATTATCAAGCCGGAGATAACAGTAAAGTAGAATTAGAAGCTGATAAATATGGTAAAGCTTTATATATATTGAAATATTATCGTGGTAAAGATGGAACTATTTACGCGAATAAGTCTGTAAAAAATGTTTATATCTACAAAGCAAAAAAACTTAATTTAGATTACTATCCTATTGCCTTCGCTAATTGGGAAACAGTTAAAGGTAGTTACCATGGAAGGGCAGAGACTACAGGAATTATTCCTAATCAAATAGCGATTAATAAGATGTTTGCCATGGTGATATATCATTTAATGTTAACTTCTTTTCCTACTGCTGTTTATAACGCAGATAAAGTAGCTCAATGGTCAAATGAAATAGGTGCACAAATTCCGTTGACAAATTTGCAAGTAGGTGAAAGCATCCGTAATGTAGCAGGGTATTTGGAACCTGCATCAATGAGTAGCCAAATTATAAATGCAATTGAACTTGCAATGCAATACACAAAAGAAACTTTAGGTATTAGCGATGCATCTTTAGGAAATATTAATCCACAAAATACAAGTGCCATTATTGCTGTTCAAAAAGCTAATGTAGTTCCCTTAGAAAATGTAAGGGCCAGCCTTTATGAATTTGTAGAAGATTGCGGAAGAATATTAGTTGACATGATGTCTACCTATTATGGAATTCGCCCAATTGTTATCACAGACGGGAAAAACAGAAGTATTGAAGAGTTTGATTTCAAACGATTAAAAGGTATGTGGCTACATATTAAAGCTGATGTAGGAGCATCAACGTATTATAGTGAGATAGCTTCGTTACAAACCTTGGATAATCTATTAAATGCTGGGAAAATTGAATTTATAGATTATTTGAAACGTATTCCTGATGAAATACTTCCTAAAAAAGAAGAATTAATTAAAAAGTTAGAAGGAACGGATATGAGAACTAGTGTGTTATACAGTCTTATGGCTAAGTTTATGGAGCAGTTGCCACCTGATATACAACAACAATTACAGACATTACCACCAGAACAAATGGAACAAGAAGTTTTAAAAATGATGGGAGTTAATGAATAATGAGTAAAAAAGAAAAAATTGAGATGAATAAGAAAGAATTAGAGTGGAGAGCTGAAGATGACGCTAGAACCCTGATGGAATATCAAAAGATTTTCAAAGACAAAAAACGTCTCGAAAGAGCAAAAGAGAAGCTTAAAGAAAGAGAGAAAGAAGCGAAAGATTCGCTAGAAGATATCAATAAAGCACTTAAATAAAATTTTAGTGCACACTGCTTTTATGAGTAGTGTTTTGATGAATATAGCCTATGCATATGTAAATAGGTCAGCGTTGCTGAAATAATGTATTCATCAAACCAGTGCTTATAAAATGCACTTATGCCCAACCATAGGCAAGAAAGGAAAATAAAAATGGACGAAAAAGAATTATCAGAAGTACCAGATTTTGATGATGCGAGTATCGATGAAGATGACTTCTTTGATGACGTAGATGACGAAGTTATCGAAAGCGCGGAGAACGAGTCAACAGAATCAGAAGATGAAAGTGAAAGTACACCAACTGAAACAGAGTCGGATGAAAAAGGGAAAGAAGTTGACTATTCACCATTTTTGAAAGCAATTTCAGAAAAGGCAAAGTTTAATCACGAACCGGTAAATGTGGAAAACTTTGATGATGTAGTAACTAATTTTCAAAAGGGACTAAATTATGACAAGATGGCTGAGAAACTCAGTAATCTTGAAAATAGTAAAGTCTTTTCTTATGTCAGTAAAAAGGCACAAGAAATGGGGATAACAGTTGATGAATACATGGAATCAGTTGAAAAGTATGAACAAGAGCAACAAAAGGCTCAAGAACAACAAAAAATTGATGAAATGATATCAAACGGTGTTCCGGAAGAAGTTGCAAGAGAGGTTGTAGCGACTGCTCAATTGAGAAAACAACTTCAGCAAAGAGAAAACGAATTAAAAGAGCAAGAAAAAGCGAAAGAACAAAAAGAGAACAAAGAAAAAGAGTATCAAGAATTTTTGGAAACGTTCCCAGATGTTAAGGCTGAAGATATTCCAAAAGAAGTCTTCGTAAATGCTCAAAAAAGCAATTTAAAAACAGCATATTTGGAATGGCAAAATGCCGAGCTAAAAAAGCAAGTTGAAATTGCTAAAACAAATGAAAAAAACAGAATCACCACAACAGGGTCAACAACTGAGTTTGGTGGTGTAGAACATGAAAAAACAGACCCATTCCTAGATGGATTTAACTCAGTATAGAAAGGATTGATGATTAAGGGCTATTAATTTAGCATCAAAATATGAAAAGAAAGTAGAAGAAAGATTTAAACTTAAATCACTTTCAGAAGCATTTATCAATCGTGATTACGATTGGGCAGGAGTATCTACTGTTAAGGTTTATTCAATTCCTACAGTACCACTAAACGATTACAAGAAAACAGGTTCAAATCGTTATGGAACTCCAACAGAACTTGAAGATACTGTACAAGAAATGTCTGTTACTAAAGACAAATCATTTACATTTACTATCGATAAAGGAAATAACCAAGATCAAATGAATGTTAAAGGAGCAGGAAGGGCACTTGCACGTGAAATTGATGAAGTTATCGTTCCAACTAAAGATATGCATAGATTCGAAGTTATTGCTAAAGCAGGAGTTAAAAATGGTGGAACTAACGAAACTCCTACATCTATCACAAAAACAAATGCTTATGAATCTTTCTTAGATGGACAAGAATATCTAGACAATAAGAAAGTACCTTTAGCAGGACGTATAGCTGCAGTTTCAGCTAAAATGTATAAATTCTTAAAGCTTGACCCTTCATTCGTTAAAAACAGCGATTTAGGTCAAAAAATTACTATCAATGGACAAGTTGGGGAAGTAGATGGGGTTAAAATTGTAAAAGTTCCTACATCTTATCTACCAGAAGGATGTGCATTTTTAATTACTCATCCAAGTGTCACTTGTTCACCAGATAAACTATCAGATTACAAGATTCATGATAATCCTCCAGGAATTAACGGAAATCTTGTTGAAGGACGTGTTCGTTACGATGCATTCGTAAAAGACGCAAAAAAAGACGGTATCTACGTTCACCAAGAAACTGCTATTGCAACTGAATAGCATAAATCAAAAGACTTTTGTCTTTTGATATAAGAAGCATCATTTTTCAATGCTTTTTATATGGAAAGATAAATAAGGAGATGATTGATTAAAGGTTAGCAGAAGAAGTTTTTAAAATGACTATGTCGTTGATAGATGAGATAAATGATAATGGTACATTAGACCCAAATACAACAGCAGAATACAGAGCGAAAGCACCAGCAATCTTAACAATGCTACAAAATGAAATTATTGGAATAGAGAATAGATACAAGGCGTTTAACGAACAAATTAAACCTATTCCAATTGAAACTTTAGATCAACCGGTACAACTAGATGATATTAAAGCTAATACGTTGCTAACAAATGGATTAGCGTCACATTTAATGTTATATGAAGATACTGCTGTGGCGAGTTTCTTTCAGCAAAGATATGAAGAAATGAGAAATAAATATTTAAAACCAGTTCCAATTACGATTACAAAAAAAATAGATAAATATGATAGTAGTTTAAGTTATTAGGAGGTGGTATTATGGCGACAATTTCAACAAGCAATCAGCTTGCACCTATTACGATAGATAAATTCTTGGGCTTAAATGTTTCGCTCACTGGAGATACTCAAATAAAAATGGGTGAATCTGGTAATATGACAAATTGGTATATAACGGATGATTATAAATTAAAGAAAATGTATGGTTATAAATCTATTTATAAATTTGGAAGCAAAGTTCAAGGAAGATGTGTTTCCAAAATCGGAGATGCAGAAAGCTTATTAATAGCTACTGGCGGGCATCTCTATCAAGTGACAAAAGAAATGCTTTTAGATGAAGAAAAGTGGGAGAATATCAGTCCAATTGATTTAGGAACATTAACTGATAGTGAAACCACTTTTTTTCCATTTAATAACAAAATTTATATTTTGAATGGCTATGAATATAAAGTGTGGGATGGTAATAATTTAAAAGATGTGGAAGGATATA